CTGCCATAGCGTTGATGTATTCATCTGTGCCATCTTTGCTGAGGTAGATCCATTTTCTCATCTACGCTCAATGTCCTCTTCTGAGCAATCATCTCCGTATTGTATTTCAACAACTTTTAGAGGAGCATCATGAGGATTGGTCAGTTGATGCCATTCGTGTGTTAATATTTTTGTATCGATGTGTTTTCTTAGAACAATAGATGGTAAAGAATACCCACTGGCCATTTCTCTATTAACTAGGGCTTCACCTTCGCTGACAATCCAGTATTCTGCACGATTCTTATGTCGTTGCATTGATAAACTACAACCTGGATTAACTGTAAGTTCTTTGACTTTCATCCCAGGCACTTCGTGTAACACACGATAGTATCCCCAGGCACGTTCTGTCTTAGGGGCTTTCCATTCTTGAAGAATCCAACTGCTAGAGTTGGCTTTATTGAAACCACCTATTCCAAAATGAAACTCTAGATTATCGTCATCGATATCCATTTCTGGAATATTTTGATCTGTGCGATCTCCACCGTTAGCGAAAATAATCTTATCATTGGGGTAACTCTGTCGTACCATCCAAATAGCACGTTTAGCACTACCGTCGCTGTCGTCAAAGTCGATAACAAAATCAACTCCTACGATATTTTTAACAACAGATGATCGTTCTGGATAGGGCATAAAAGGCGCACCCTTCTTGCGTGTTAACCATGCATCCGAGTTAACACCAACAACAAGTATGTCGCCTAGTTCTTTTGCTGCTTTGATATAAGCAATGTGACCTGAGTGGATTGGATCAAACCCACCTGTAATAAGTACAATCTTTTTCATGCAGATATTTATCTGCGTATATTATCTACTATTATTGATTCGAAACTCTAAGATTAATTCGGCATCGCTTTTCCAATCAGCGAACTGTGATCTCCACCATGCTTCATCTTTTAGAAGTGCATATGGTTTAGATTTTAAACTTGATGGCTTTGGCGGTTGTAGTTGTAATGTTACATAACAGAACTTAGTAGATACTTGCTCTAGTCGAGCTTTAATTTCTTTAAGTTCATCCTCTGTAACAAAATATAAAACATCTAGGCATATAGAGCCATCAAACTTTTGATTCCAATCTGGTTCTTTTGCCAATGGTTCATATGCAGGATCAAACTGATAAATGTCGTTTAAATCTAATCCAAAATGTTCGTGTACCTTATATTCAGAATATTGTACACCTTTGCCGCAACCATAGTCTAGTAGTGTTTTACAATCATATTTTTCTATTAGATCTTTGATAGCATCGGCATATTGCATTGTGCCTTTGCCGCTCCATGTATTTTGTGTGGAGTGAAAGGCCTTGCTTTTTTCTAGTTGTTGGCTCATAAGGTTGCGTCTTCAAGGCCGGCAGTTCTAAGTTTTACAATGTTAGAAACCTGCCATTGTTTAATATCTAGTGCTTTGATAATGCCCAGCCACTTGTTTCGCAGCAAGGCAAAATCATTGATAATTTTTTCGAAATCTACAACGTCCGCTTCGCCCTCAACAAACTTTTCACAGTCTCTGGAACTTAGCGAACGTTGATAGTTTTCTAGATACTTACGGAAATGTTGACTGCGTAGTCGACGAAGTTCGATATTGAGGTATTCTAAGATACCTTCAATCTCTTGTAACTGATTAAATCGGTTTTCAACGATACCCGGCATGTTTGCTGCCGCTTTTTCTAAACTACCTGACACTTTAACATCTTGTTTTGCCTGTATTAGTTCGGCTTCGTAATATGCTACTGCATCAGGAATATTAGAAATATCCTTGCTAACTTTATCGTACCAGTTCATCAATCCTCGTCTTCGTAATAGTCATCCTCGTCTTCACTGTAGTCTTCGCCATCAGTTGCGTACTCAATGGCTTGATCTAAGTAAGGATCGATTCCTAACAGATTATCTAATACAGACTCCTTGATACCATGATCTAACAAAGTATTAACAAAGTCTGCGGCTACATCTTTCTTTTGCTTTTCAGGAATGTGTTCAACGACAACATTCCATAAGTCTGCAATCAAATCATCTTTCATTCAGTGACCTCCAAGTCTGATTCAACTGTAGTAGTTATCTCAGAACTGGATTTTTCACCGTGTTTAGAAATATCTTCCATAACCTTATCAAGTCCTTGGTTGTCATTTCGTTCCCATGCCTTGCGGAACTGTTTGATGATCTCGCCATCAGCTGTTGTGTAGACAAGACTGTTTCCTTCCTTCTTGAGCATCCCTTTACCTTCAAACAGGTCGACCAGTCCACTATATGGATTCATACCTGTTTCGTAAGGAATCTTGACTTGTACACTTTCAAATGGTTTAGCGTAGCGTGTTTTCATAACCTTACAAGCGGCACGAATACCTTTTACTTCGCTAATCTTATTGCCATCTTCGTCTTCTTTGAGCTTGAGCTTACGCATAGCAACAACAATACTAGATGCATAGATAAAGCCTTGACCGCCTGAAATCTTGTCATCTGGATCAAACATATCCTGTGATGCATATGTGTGATTAGTTGCTACTAGACCAATGTTCAATGCTCCAAACATATTAACACAGTAACGAACCAGTGCTGTTAGAGCTTTAGGCTAACGACCCATGACACCTTTCAAATCGCCTGCTTCAAACTGATTAACGTCAGTTGGAGTCAACAACATACCCAAAGAATCGATAACAAACAAGATCTTAGGACGAGTTGCTTCATCCATTGCTTTGTATTCTGATACAAACTCAACAATGGTTTTAGCAACGTCATCGATCATTGCCATGTTAAGTTTCATCAGTTTATCTTCACTGGTATCTACACCCAATGCTTCGAGCCAATCTTTATCAAGAGCATTTTCTGTGTCAATAAGGATTGGAAAGATACCTGCGGCTTGTGCGTTCTTTACTAGATTGCCTGAACAGATAAATGATTTACCTGCACCAGATTCACCAGCAAATACAGTTACTTTACCTAACGGTATACCTTTATAGAAGTCACCACTAATCAAATAGTTGAGTGCAAAGTTATTAGTTGAAACCCAATCTGATGGATCGTTAAAACCAATACTTAGGCCTTCAATAGACTTAGTGATTGACTTTCTAAATTTAGAAATGTCAAATGCTTTAGCCATATTAGTTATCCAAGTCCATTGTGTTCCACTCTTTGATTACATCGAGCAGTTCTTGTTCTGTGTTACAAACAGTTTTAGTGTTCTTCCAGTCTTCTTTTTTATCACGCCCACCGATCTCTACCATCCACGCATTGTCGTAGCGATTGATTGTGATTGATTCATTTACTTTTGTAAGTTTAGTTAGTTTTGCCATTTTAGTTCTCCTAAGTGATAGAGAGTGCGAGCGTGAGCCCGCACTCTTGTTTAGCTATTACTGCTTCTGACGGTTACGAATCATGGCAAGGATATCTTGCGCACGACTGTTGTCACCTGCTGGTGCTGCTGGTGCAGCCGCTGGTGCTGCTGGAGCACTGGCTACCGGTGCGGGTGTGTCATCAGCATCTTCGTCAACTGGAGCAGCTGAACGAGTAGTTGCTTTATTAGGATCACCTGTGGCTTGACCCATGCCTGCGGGTTTGAAGTATTGACCCCAACGATCCATATCATAGGGTTCACCATCTACAGATGCTTCAAACATCTCCTTCATAACCTTCAACTCAACATCAGTTGGCTTCTTAGGCAAGAAATCTGACAAGTTGAACAGTTGATGAGTCTGGAGTGCTGCTTGTTCAGCATCGCTCAATGCACGTTCACGACGACTCCACTTCGAAGTAGAATAGTCAGCGAATCCGCCCTTGCTGGTTTTAGCAATACGGAAATCAACTCCCTTAAGGAAGTCAGTTGGCAACTCATCCAACTCTGGATCCATCAAAGCACTACGAATGATTTGATAGATTTGAGGGCCGATGATGAAACGACGGATTGGATTTTCCGGTGTCTTATCTTCTTTCAAAGGATCTTCAACAACGAAACCTTGGAAGATGTATGAACGTTTCTTCCAAT